TTCAATGGAATTCTTTACCTTTGCAGAAATTTCTATTCTTTCATTACCTGCAGGATTTAAAACCTCTAATTTCATACCGCATCCTGAACTGTTTACCGTTATTTTTTCTTCAAGATAATTTGGGATAATATCATCAATAGAAACTTTTAAACGATGATCGCTTTTTGTTTTTTTGTATACTTTTTCCGATGCATCATATATCATATACCTATCAGCATCTGTAATGTTTGGGATCGATAATTCATCCATACCATCAATATTAATTTCATATTCTGTTTCATATTCATTGTCTGGATTTAAAAATGCTAAAAGCCATGTATCGTCGGGAATTATTAAAGAACCATCAATATTGTATATAGTAAGGGTTTTTCCTTCAAATATTACATTGCCATCTTTTTTATCATAGACGTTACATTTGTAAGAATTATTGCTACCATGTGATGTTATTTGTACAGGAAAAATGTTTTTCGAATCTCCTAAACCTACATTGTACGCATTTATAACGATTCCGCCCGGCTCTTTATCAATCGTGATGTTTGAACCCTCATTTATCCACATCCAAGAAAAAAACCAAGTAGCGACCTTTTGAGTAAATTCTGTTACACTCTTTGAACTCCTAAGCCAATTTAGAAACTGTTGAACCATCTATTTACGTCTCCCATGTATAGCCAGTCGGTGCGATCCAGAAAGTCGCATTTGTTCTATATTTTATATTTCCTGATTGTGATACTGCCTCTTCAGATACTGCGAATTTACACAGTTTGCTTCCTGAAGGAGCGGTTATACCTGAAGGAAACGAAGTAACAACTTGATTAATCCAAATTGGTGCGTAGTCCGTGCTTGATATAACTTCCAAATCCCATTGTTTCAAAGTAAATAGCGGTTCGTCTCCTGTGTCGGCTGGGTCAATTTCGGGATCATTTGTCCAGTCTTCGGCTTCTGTCCATCCTACAAGAATTCCAGTATACGTTTTAAAAGCGACTTTTTTTGTGTATGTTTCCCCGTCAACGTCGGCTTCACGCATGTAAGATTTCGGAGCAAGAATATATGTTGAATAGTTTTCCGTGCTTTCGTCTGCGATTTTAATTAATTCTATTGTCACTTCAGGAACTATTAAATTAGGGTTGATTGATGTATAATTCCCCGTAATCCAAACGCTCGTAGGGATTAGTACAAATTCAGTTGGAAATAAAGTATTTGCGCTTGAACCCTCGGATGGCAAGTCTCCAGATGTTTCATAAAAACATTGAATACTCCCCTTACCTCCATCATAGTCAATTCTGCAACCGTTTAAAATTGGTGATAGTGCCATTATATTACCTCTTTGATAAATCCCACGAGTTGATATCTTTTTGCGTCAATTCATAGAGTAATTCATTGTTTTTCTGTAGTTTTTTTGTATAGTCTAGTTGGTCTTGCTTTGCGTCTTTAAGTTTTATCTGTCCGATCGCTGTTGTTACAGCTCCAATTTTATTTAACATTTGCGGTCGCCATTTTATTTTTTCTTTAATATCGTCAATTGTCAACTTTTGAAGTTTATTTTTTTCATCTTGTAAAGCTTTCAATCTGTCTTTTTCTGCTTTCAAAGCGGCATTTGCTGCATCTATTGCTTTTCTCTTTTCATCGTCTGCAAGTAATTCTAATTCTTTGCCTGTTATATGCCTGCCTTTTTTCCGTTTTTCTTCTATTCGCTCTATTCTTTCAAGCCTCTTTTTTTCGTCTTGCTCGGCTTTATTTTTGCTTGCCTTGTTTTCCCTTTCCCATTTTCTAACTTGGGCATTTCTGTAACCTGTTTTAATCCCTTCGTTTCGCTTATTTGCGTTTTTCAAAAAATCAGTCATTAATATATTTTCATCAACATTAACGGCGTTTGCATCGTCTCCCATTCGTCTAGCCATTTCTTTTTGTTGCTCATTCCTTTCTGTCTGACTTTGTTCTCTTTGATTTGCAAGTTGATTATTTGCATAATCGGCTGTTTGTCTTCCTCGTAAGGCTCCTCTTTTTTCTGCTATTGTTTGATCTTTCAATGTCTGCAAACTGTATTTTTCAGCTTCGGCAAGTTGTTTTTCAGCTTCAGGAATATATATATCTTTCATTGCTTTAATCTGCTCATTGAAGTTTTTTAAATCTTGTTTTTTTTGTTTCTGGAATGCTTGTTTTGATATTTGCTTTACTTCTTCTGTTTGTTTCTTTTCGGTTTCTTCAGTGCGACTTCTTCGGTCTGCATTTGCTTTTTCAAGTTCTTCTTTTGTTATTGCTTTTGAACTTAATACTACTCCTTCTTTTTGACCAAATCCATAAGCCTCTTTTAAATTCGTCCACATTGAATCTTTTTTTGTTCCACTGCCTGCAATGTTGAATTTTTTTATAGCTTGCTCGGCTTTTGCAATATCTTTTTGTAGTCCTATAAAGGCTTTTGCAACTTTTCCGATTAATGCAATTGCGACAATCCATAATCCGCCAGTTAGCACTCCTAAAAATGCTGTTGTTGCTGCCGTCGCTCCTACTGTGGGAGCTATTAGAGCAGAAAAAGCAACTTTTAGGGCTACTAATCCCACTTTTGCCATTTTTAATATTTTCAGTCCTGCAAGCGATAATCCTAAATTTGCTATAATCTCCCTGTTTTTGATTACAAAGCCTGTTACTGATTTCAAAATGTTGTAAATCGAGCGTAAGGCTTGAGCGGCTTCTTTTCCGAATTCTTTTAGCTGTCCAGATTTTTTCAGATCAACAATTACTTTTGTTAATTCCTTTGTCGCATCTTTCAAAACAGGTAATATTTCAGTTCCGATTTCTGTAAGAGCTAGAGAAAAATTATCTTTGAAAGTCGATACCAGGCCAGTTAGTATTTCTGATTGCTCTTTCATTAATCCGTTGTACCGTGAGGTTGCATCTTCGACGGCTTTCCACTTATCTGCCATACTTGCACCGCTTGCCGTTAATTCCTCTATTTTTCCCCGTGCTTTTCCTGAAATAGCCCCTAATTCTTGAAGCCTTGCCATTGCCTCCCCTACAGGTCTATTGTTTTTCAAACCGTCATATAAACGACCAAACCAGACGGCTAATTCATCAATAGGAACACCTACACCAGCCGCTACATCTCCAACCATTCTTAACCCTTTCCCTGTTGAGATTGCGCCCTCTGTTAATGTCTCTAGTATTTTTGAAGCCTTTACAACTCCAGGCATTTGGAATGGTGTAGTCGCTGCAAAGTCTGTTAATTCCTTAATCCGTTTTTCTGCCTTTCCCAATGATCCAAGCAAAGTTTTAAATTGAACTTTAAAACTTTCCATGTTCATCGCTGGCTTAATTATCATTCTTGAGGCGATTCCTGTGAATACACCTGCGACAAGAGCAGGAAGTGAGAAAAGCATACCTTTGAGTTTTAATAAAGCATTTTTGGACTTTTCAGCAAATTTCTGCATTGCTGTAGTCCCTTTATTCAACCCTTTTCCCATCAAATTTTTAGCGGTCAGGATTAATTCAATTGTTTTTTTAGTTGACATATTTCTCTTTTAATTCTTTTGCGTATTTCAAATATAAAGCGATTGCACAGCCTTTACCGACAGGAGGCAATTTATTCTCTTGCCTTTCCGTGTCTCTTCTTTGTCTTTCTGTCCACATTACCCGTTGCGCCGATTCATCCCAAAACCAATATTCTGGCGTGCCTCCAATCGATTCCGAATAATTCGAGGCAAGGGCTAATAAATAAGTAGGTGATTCATTATTCACAATTCCCGAAAGTGGGAATCCCTCATAGGCTGCATCAATAGCATGTTTCAACTCTTCAATAGTACAGCAGATATATTGTTTCTGATCTCTCACTGCTTTAATTGCTCGTTTTTTATTCCCTAGCTTTTGAAACAAAACTTTCTGGTTTCTGCTTTCTTGGAGAGCCAGAGCGGTAAAAATCAAGCATTCAATATCATCAATAAACCACTCGCAAGCATATTCAGATATAAAAGTCATTGCCGCAATCGATGGGCGGTAAATTTCAAAACAATCAACATAAACAGGGCGGTCTATTCCTACGTCAGCAGGGCAAGAACCGCCATTTGTCGCAATTAGGTTATCAATCCTGAAAAGCTCTTGTAATTCGTCAAGCGTGATTGTAGGGAGATCGTTTAAGGTTTTTTTTAAGCGGGTTCTCCCTTTTGTGAAATCTGTTATATTTATATTAGGCATTACGGAGCAACTGCAGTCCTTGCAAGTTCTTGTGATGCTGTAATACTGTAACTGTCAAATTCTTTGTTGTCTGTTTTTAATCCTTCTGAAGAGACAGTAAAACCTGTAGTTGTTAGAACAGGTTTTCCCACGTATTCAACAGTAATTGATACAACACCTTTTAACGATCTGCCTGCAAAGTGATCGCCATCTGCTGCGTTTTTGTCGACGTGTTCAGACGTGAAATTAAGCGTAATGCTTTGCGTGTCTGAATCGGCGTTTGAATTTGCGAATGGTTTTCCTGAGGGGCAATCTTCAGAAGCAAGGGCGGTAGTTCCAAGATATGTTTCAAGGTCAAGATCGAAACCATCGAAATCATTATCTGATCCCTCAGTAGCCGAACCACGTGCGCCTGTTCCTGTTGCGACTGCGTCAGCGTGTGGATTTTCAGTATGGTTGTGCCCTGTCAACGATAGATTAATTACAGTTCTTTCAGCAAGGTTGAGAGTTAGAGAATCTAATAGAAAAGCTCCTTCGGTCGTTGTGTAGACTTTTGCTAATTTATTGAGAAGCTGTGCTTGTAAATCCGTTCCCACAAATTCGTAAGCGCATGTTACTGTTATGTTATCTTCTTTTTCAAATCCCTCATGTCTGTCTCCGAGTGTATTTGTAGATTCAAAAACTGTTTTATTAGTGATTTTTGAACCTGCTCCTGCTTTAAAATTACTTCCCATGTCAAAAATATCTACTCCTTGAAAATCAATAGGTGCATCAGCCATTTTAATACCTCATTTTTTTAGTTGTTTCTTGTTAATCTTACAGTTTCATCGAGTCTTTGATCGTATGTGTCAAGCTCGATTAAATATACATCGTGTCCCATTTCCAAAAGTGAACCTTGAAAAGCAGGCTCATATACTACCCCGTTTATTACCCTTTGAGTGTTTAATTTTATATCAACAGGTAACATTTTTTTTATTACATCATCTGCCAGTTCTGCGAGGTCTGCATCTACATTGCCTTTGTTGTATCTACCCACACAAAATAACGCAGCGGTTGACCGTCGAGAATTCCTAGAACCTGTTTCTGGATATCTGAAATCACCTATAGCAATTACACAAACTGCCTCTTTCCCTTGATTCTGAAAGAGTTTTTTCGCATTTTTGTAATCCGTTGTTTTTGCGATTCTTATATTCGCATCTTCAAACAGTCCCCAAGTTTTCGCTTCTGTTTCTAAATCTGTTCTCATGTCTTTTACGTGCCTGAATGCAATTGCCATTTTTTACCAGCCTTCTGTATCTTCAGCGTTGTAATATGTAGTACCTGCTTCAACGTCTAATCCTGCCTGGCTTGCTGCATCGTTTTCGGGGGCTCTGTCTCCTGCCAGCGGAATCGTGCCAGATGCGATTTTATTAAGCAATTTATACACTTCTTTTATTTTGTCTCTGATTGATTCGGGTACTTCGGAATCTAGTCGACGTTCGTAAGCTTTCCCTTGAAAAAGTGTATAAGTCCAACCTTTCAGTGCGTTTATTTGCGTCTGATTTGCTACTATAGGCACATCGTATCTTGTCCCAACGTAACTGTCGACTACAGCCTCCGACTCGTCAATGTCATAACCAATCCAATCATCATTAATTGCTGAAAGATCCGTATCATAATATAACTCGTCTACTTTATCAGCAAATCGGCTTTTTACTTCTGTCACTGTTAGATAATTACCCATTTATATATATTCCTTTGCTTTTTTATTTTTTGCTACGTTCTATTTTTTTAAGGTCTTTTTGAACCTTTCTTTTAATGTTTTAGCTTTTTCTTTCATTTCTTTAGTTGATTTATTGAAAGCATTTTTTAAGTTTTTATCCCATTTTTTGCGAGGTTCTAAAGGCTCTGCCAGTCCATTTTTTGGGTTGAAGCTGTAATTGTCCTCTGTATCATAATCATTAGGAATTGATTTACTGACATCATTTATATCAACTTCGCTTTTCATCAAAGGCACGACATAACAGCGACAATTAAAACCATTCGGGGGGTATATTTCATCCCAAACTTTGCTATCTGCAGGGTATATTTTGCCGTCAAGAATTTTATGTGAAGATCTGACTCGTTCATCCTTTGCGGAATTGTATTGTAAATAAGGCATTATATCAGCATTGTCAAAGTGTCTTTTGTACTCCCCTACCGCTTGCGCTTGTCTTACATTTTGCTCTACAATCAATTTTAGCCGTCTTGTACTTCCTAATTCGGATAATTTCTTTGTTGTTTTTGCTGCTTCCGAGGGTAGAAAGCCAAGTTCCGTAAGGGCTGTATCTCCTTTTGACTCTATAAAGTCTCTTATCCAGCTTCTAGCTTGTTGCTCTGACATAGCTCCAGAAAGCACTTGTTTTGTACGTTTTTTGATGCCCTCTAATATGTCAACGCTTGCCACTTTTGCAGAAAAGAAAGACCTTGCTTTTGTTATATCAGTCCATAACTTAGCAATTTCAGCAGTTTTTAAATATGTTCCCACTGTTTTTTTTGCTTGCAGATATGCGGCTGCTATTGTGTCTTTTATCGGTTTTTCAAAGAGTGCCATTTTAAACCTTGATTATTTCATTTATTGCTGTCTGTAAATCCTTGAGCGATTCGGGGAAAGGAAACCATTTTTCTGCTTTTTGGTCTACTGATTTTTTCAGCACATACAAAGGCTTTATTTTCCCGTCAGGCAACTTTTTGAAAACTATTTTGTTTCCCTTTCTGGAAGTTAAAAATAATATATCTTTTTTTGGAAAGTCTCCGATGTTTTTACCTTTGCTTTCTGCATCAATCGGAATTGAAAGATATTTTGCTCCTCGGCTTCCTGCACCTTTGCCCGGGGCTGAAATTGTCCCTCCTGTGTGCTTGTGCGATGCGGCTACGTGTGTAGCTCCCACTATTGCAGTAGTTGCGTTTGTTTCTGCAACTACACTATTTGCTATAGATCGCCAGAAATTCCCTCCTTTTGTTTTTTTTCTTGCTTCGGCTTTTACTCGTCTTTCAAATAACGCGCCAAATAGCCGTAGAGTTTTTGGAACTTGCTCTTTTGTTACAGCGTGTATGTTTTGAAAGTAATTCTCATCATATTTTATTTTTACTTCGATGCCCATAAAATTAAAATCCTACAAAAAAGCCCTCTCCCTTCGGAGGAAAAGGAAAAGGGCAGCGGTGTGTTTTGGTTTGAGTTTCTAAGACTTGAATCCACCGTAGCACAAATGAGGGAATGTTTTCCCTGTTGTTGCGTACATGTTAGTTCCAAATCTAAAAGTATCACTATTAAATACATTTGCATCTGTGTTTTTCGTAAGTTGCGTTAGAATTACTTTTTTAGGAATGTTTTGAATGATTGGTTTTATTACTCCTTTTGTCACTTGCAAAAACCAATAATTAGCCTTTGCTCCAATGAGAGTTTTATCTATGATCAAATCAACAAGATCTTTATTAACGTTTTCAATTTGCACTTTGTCGCTAGAATCATATCCGAATTTATTTTTCAAAATGTTCCATGCCGTTGTTCGTAATGCTGGACCGACTCTTAGAACATTTGGAGTTGAAAACAATGGATTGCCTTGGTGGTCTTGATAAGTACTCATCAATAAATAAGCGGCGTTAAAAGTCGTTTCAGAAAGTGCAAGGGCTGTATAATTATTGATCGTATTAGAACCGTAAGCATGATCAACAGCGTAAAATAATTTGTCATCAATTGCCCATGTGTCGTTTGTCGTCAAGGCTTCGCTTGCAAGGAGTCCTTTTTTGTTTGCAGCGGCGTTTCCCATTTCTTCTATTAATGTTCCGTATTCTCCCCATGAATTTGTTTCAATGTCACGGCGTGGAACCTCAACAGTATCTTCAAAACTTCTTTCATCATATTGCAATTTCTTTGATGCAAGAGATTTTACTTGTCTGTCTCCGATCCATTCTCTCATGCCTGCGAATTTCTCAAGATATGGGAATCCGATTGTTTTCTTGTTTAAATTTATGGTTTTTGTATAATCTTGATAAGCTACATCCGAAGATGCAAACGCATCCTTAAAAAGCTTTGAGTATGCTACATTAATTACTGCCATATTTCCAGCGTTAATATCCATAATATATTCCTTTTTTTATTAAATTCTGTGGTAACTTTTACAGCGTGCAAAAGTTACCACGTTTTTTTTGATTATGATGAAGCAACCCAAACGGCGCGATCTTTTGCGACGGGTGCAGCAAGTACATAATCTGTCTCATCGATAGACTCAATATAGACAATTTCAGAAATTGCATCGGTTGTGTTTGATGCTGTTCCTGCAGCTGCTGAACCGAGGATTTTATCACCTGATCCTGCTTGTAGAATTACGTCATAGCCTGCACTTGCATTCAGTCGCTGAATTCCTATCCTTGAACCTGCAATACAAGCTGGGAAAGTCAATGTAGTTGCTGAAGAATTTACAGCGGTTACTATTACATTTCCCGCGAACATTTGAGCGGCTGTAAGTGTTGAGGTTGTCGCTGTGATGTCTACAATTACATTCCTTGCTTTTCCCCTCGCAATAGCCAGAGAATTGGCTCGCATATCAACCCATACTCCCCTGCTTTCTACATCGTGAACAATTCCAGCTGCTACGAGATTTGTTGATGATCCTGCAACTGTTTGATCATCTTCAACATAACAAGTTTGACCGATATTTAAGCGTGCGAGTGGATAAGTTGATGAATTATCAAGTAAATAAATACCTTTTTTTGATTCGGTGGTTTCTCCATCATCTGTATTGTCAATATACAAATCTGCTAATCCGATAACTCGCAATCCGAGCGTATCAGATGCAGGCTGTACTTCTCCCAAATAGTCCACGGCGTTAATTCCACCGCAATAAATTTTATCTGCATCGATAATATTTCGTTTTGCGACTTCGTTTAATCCTAGGCTTTCGCTGAGATTTAAAACTTTTTTATTTGCTGTTAGTGCTGCCATTTTATTTTACCTGTTTTAAAGTTTCATTAATTAAAGTTTCAGAAAAGTTTTATTTCTTCCTTTCGGCTTCGATTTCTTCAATCTGCTTATCTGATAATCCTGAGTCTTCAAGAATTTTTCTATCGTGGTCTGAGAGTGATAAAGCTGATCCTTGATCGGTTTGTTTTTGTTTTGGAGCGGTGCCAGGTGTAACTTTTGGGGCATCTTTCATTAAACCTTTAAATATATCCAAATCTTTTAAAGCAACCCCCATAGCCCATTCTTTTTGAGCTTCTGTAATCTTGCCATCTGTTAGAGCTAATTCTACGACCTTTTCAGATTCGATTTTATCAAGGTCTTTTTTCAATGCTTGATGATCTGCCAGTGATACCATTCCGCCAATTTTCAATGTCAAAGCATCTAATGTTTCGGCATCGTGAAGCTTTAGGAATGATTTAGTACTTTCTTGATTATCAATCAATTCTTGTACAACTTTCACGGCTTTTGCAGGTTGTGCAGTTTCTGAAATATCGCTTAATTTCAGCATTTTTAAAAGTTCTTCGTTCATTTTGTTATCCTCTGTTTTTGTGTTGAATATATTAAAATCTGATGCTACTAAAGCTTGCATTTGATGTAAGGCAGGGTGATTTGTAAGGGCTAGACTTTGTACACTTCCCCAGCCGTTTTTTTTCTCGTTAGGTAAAATTACAGGGCTCATATATCTATATTGTTTTGTTTCAAGGTCTTTTCTTCCTGCATCTGTCCAGCTTTCGACTACTGCATGCAATTCTTTACCAACTTTTTTAAATTTTTCAACCCAGCCACTGGCAGGGGCTCGCTTCCCTGAATTTGTCTGATGTTCCCAGTCAATTACAAGCTTTTTACCTCTGTCTGCAAATTCTTTTATTACTGCATCTGCATCGGCTTCTGAAAAATTAAATTCAATTACTTTATTGTTTACAGTGGCTTTATTTTTGCCTATTTTTACAACTGCGAAGCTATCGGGGGCTTTCCCATCACTGAGAGCAAGTTCCATACATTCGAAAAATTTCATAATTTAAGCCTTTTTTATTTCTTATTTGATACGTTCTATTTTTTTTCGGTAAATCCTTCTAACATTGCAGACATAAAAGCACCTGCAGTAACTTCTTGGAGCTTTTCCCCTTTCATTTCATTATAGATGTCAGGGAATTTATCATAGAATTTGTTAATCTGTTTTTCAAAGTCTTGTATAAGTGTTTCGCTTTCAGGGTTAATGTTTTTCATACTTTCAGATAAGCTTTTTCTGAGCGGTGCGTAAAATTCGCTCATTGCTGACTGATTGCCGTCGTATAGCTCTTGTAGTGTGTTTTCTGTCAGCGTGTTAATAAAATGTTCTTTGCGCTCTTCGATATTGTTGTTGTTGTCTTTCAGGCTTAAATCTGTTAGTTCTTTTTGCTGGATTTGTTGCGGTTGATGAGGTTCTTCTTTTTCGACTTTTACGAGAGGCATATTAAATTTTTCTCTCATGAATGTTTCGTCTTCAACTTCCCATCCTGCCTCTGATAATATTTTTACAGTTTCGGCATTTTGTTTTTCGTCTTCAGGTTCAACATATACAATCTTTATTTTGATCTCTCCTTGCGTGCCGTATTTGAACATTTCGTACGGTGCAGCTATACTTGCTGTGAGAGACTCCGAAAGCCATTTAATATCTGAAAGTGTTAAATCTTTTCTTACATCTGATTGTACTCCTCCGTTGCTCATTCCTGAGGCTTCACCGCTTGATGCCAGTTGTCCGAGTATTAGAATTGCATACGAGTCATTAATGTCATCAAGAAAGGCTTTGTAATCAGCGTTATTTGATTGCGCTCCTGTTGAAAGTGGACTTACTTCTGTCCCTTCCTTTGCAATCCCTACCGAGTCAGAGCTTACAGATTTTAAATTCTGTCTAATTATGGATCGCTGTTCTTTGTTATCGAAGTCCATAGCTGGCAGGATTGCCATTAATGAGGGAGTACCGAATTTTTCAAGAAACCTTGCTCTATTGCGAACGTTAAAATGCTTGAAAAAGTACATCCAAACGAGGCAGCGCATTAAACCGCCTCTTGTCGGAATCCCTGGTTTTAATTTGTATTCTGTGTAAATGAATTGGTTTTCGTGGAAGTTTGAAAGTGGGTATATGTTGCCGTCAACTCCTACAAGTGCAGGATTACCAGAGTAATCAAATTCCCAGTTTTCAGGCTGGATTAAGCTAAAGCTTTCTATTGTGCCGCCACCTTTTGCCCAGTTGATTCCTGCGCCAGAATAGCCAGTGGGGAGCGCGTCCGTAAGGTGAGTAAGAAGTTGTTGGAATTTTGCATTCTCTAATATTTTTGTTAATTCATCTCGTTTCTTTTCGTCTTCACATTCTACAATCCAGCCTTGCGAGAGCATTGCTAATCGTCTTGTTTGGAGATGTGCGGCAATTGTTAAATCTTTCTCTTGTATTGTTGAAAATAGGCTGGCTTGCTCCGATGCTTGCCCATTGTCCCCGTTCATGAGGATATTTTTTAAGGCTGACATTGTTAAGTTTAGAGTAGTTGAAGACAAAAAAGTTGTTAAGAATTGGTCAAAATCTTTATCATCATTTGAAATTATTTCTATTCTATCCGAACTTCCTGCGTATTGATTATAGTACTCATTTTCACTACTGTAATTCATCGAAAGGAGATTGAAATCAAGTTCACCTTGCGTGAAAGCTTTTTTTATGAATGCGCCTATTTCCATTTTTTACCGATTTTTTAAGTTATAACTTTTATTTAAAATCGGTACGTTCTATTTTTCAATAATCGTCGTAAGTCCCCCGTGTTTGCGGTGTATCATCAATAACAAAGCTTTTTTGCGGTTTGGCTAAATTTCGAAGTGCCCAGTATCGGATTGCGTCCCATGCGTGATCGAAATTTTTCACAGGAACATCTAATTGTTTGCCGTCTTTGTCTTCAGCCCATTTGTAATTCTCTGCTTCATTTTTGATATTTAACGATCTTTCTGTTATGTTAATGATATATCTTTTCAGCGTGTTTATTCCGAAGTCAACCGAATTATCAAATTTATTAACTCCCTTAATAAAATATCCGAGATTGTGAATGTCTTGTATTGTGTCAGGCTTTGCGGAATCCGCTGTTATTTCAAGCTTCTTGCTTACTTTTTTCCGCTCAAATTCTTTTTGTAATGAGTTTTGTCTCGGTGCTTGATTGTTATGCAGGTTTGTTAATTGCTCTTGATATATTATTTCATCTACATATATTTGCTCGTCAAAGAGGCAGCAATGAATGAGGGCTGAGGGGTGAATGAATCCAAAGTCCATTCCGTACCCTTCAAATTTGCGATGTTCAACAGCTGGCATTTCTCGGACGAATCGGACATCTGGGAATATTACGCCCTCTAATGCGCATCTGATACCAAGCCCGTATATTTTCCAGTGTCTCTCGTCTGCTGTCCCTTGCGCTATATTGTACGCTGTAGGCTCATAGCTTGATAGTGTGTTGATTATGTGATGAGGGAGAAAATTAATATTATCTTTGAATGTCGAATGGTTGTAATTGCAAATATCTTGATTTAAAACTTTGTCAAAGATCCAGTGCTGAGTTACTGAGGGATTCCAGTCAAGAATAAGTTGCTTTAGCGTTCTTTGCTCTACTTGCTTATAACTTTCCCATGTCCCCTCTATTGCTTCATTGAACCAGGCGATATGTTGCTCTGCTCCGTGTGATTTTTGTGGTGTGTCCATTCCAACGAAAAGAAATTTAGAACCGTTCGCAAATCTATATATTTTGTCAGTTATGTTGTAATTTGGAGACTCTCTGCCCTCTAAAAATGGAAAGCAAATATCAAGGCATTTGAAGAAGTCAGCAATAACGGAATCTTTTAACCATGTCGCTTTTCTCCGATAACATTTTATAGTAAGTTTTTCGGTGATTGCTCTAGTGATAAGGTATTGAAGTATAGAAAAAGTCTTTGAACTTCGGCTGGATCCTTCAAGTGCAATAATTCGCTGGTCTTGATTTTCCCAGATCCATTTAAAAACTTTTGTCCCTTTTAGTTGTAATAATCCATTTTTCATACCTTATTAACTTGATAAAGATTGTATATTATACAATCTCTATCTCTATTTTTTTAATTGATTCTTGTTTGATATCTTGTTTAATTTCTTGTTTGATATTTTGGATTCCGTACCCTCTGCTTTTCCCTTTTGCATCAAGATGATATTTTATTGCATTAAAATTCAAATCTCTGACAAGCATCAAAAGGGCTATTTCTGATATATCGACACTGCTCTCTGTTTCGTTTTTGAGTGCCTTTTTTAATTTTTTTGAGTTTTTCAATCGCTCTACTACTGTTTGCCGTTGGCATCCTAGTTTTTTCGCTATTTCTCGGACTATTCCTGCTGATCCTTTCATTGCAAGGATAATTGCGTCGTCTGTATACCGAGGCATTTTTGACCTCCTTTTTTAAGTTTTAGAAAGCATAATCTTTGTTAAAATCCAGGCAATCCGAATTTTTTATCAAGTCGCTTTTCTCTTCTTTTTTTGGCTTCGGTTTTTGCCTTTTTTGCTTTTCTGGCTGAGTTGATTGCTCCGTATTTGCCTGATGATCCGGTACTCCCTTTATCTCCTGCCATAATTTTTTATACCTCACACTTTTATTTATAGTTTTATATTTTTCAATAATATTATGATGCCACTCGTGATTGAAATCAAATAAATCTTTGTCGTTTTCAATTACGAATTGCTCAACGTTTTTTGAAGTTCTTAAATTTGCGCTGCCGTGGATTGTCCAGAAATTGCCGTTATGATCGCTAATTAAACAGATTTTTGTATGCACTCCAGCGACTGCTAATTGAAAATTGTTTTTTATGTCTAGTTCCTGATAAATATAAGGCATTAGATTATGTCTCTCGTGAGAATAAAAAGAATCTGAAACAATAAGATTAAGCTCCTCTACATCGTCGCAATGTAATAAATTTGCGAGGCTGTCGATATTTTCGTCTGACATAGAAAGCGTTGAAATAGTTAATTCTTTCACCTTGATTTTATTCTCGACGATCCAAGCCTCAATAAAATCACCAAATATAAAACTGCCATCGATTACACAAAAACGGCGCTCACCTTTCCTGATTAATCCGATCTCTTTTGCCATTTTTTCGGCATGTCTATATTTTACCCCTCGATCCGATATATATTTGTATTCGCGAGGCGTGAAAATGCGCTGTTCGTTTTTTGTCTCGTCAAAATCAAAATCAAGGTCAAAATCAAAGTCAAGGTCTAAATCAAAATTATTCATTTTTATCCGTTTGTGTAGGGTTAATATTAGCATTAATTAAAACGTTAATATACACCTGAAAAACCCTTTATTCAAGCTCATTTATCTTATTTTGAGGCATCCATCCTATATGCCGTCTGTCGACATACAAAACCTTTTTTAATTCAGGAAACTTTTTAAAAAACTTCTGAAAATGGAAGTGAATAGTTGACCGAGGTTTATTATATTTTTTTGCGAAATAATAATAAGTTCGATCCGTATTATTCAGCTTTTCCATCAGCATGAAAAATCTATAGTTTTTTTTAGATAATCGCAGCTCTAAAAAATAAAATAACATTTCTGCTAATCTATCAGTTTTTTTTGAGATATCTGTAAATAAATACAAACATTCAAAAACACATGCAAAATTAGAGTTAACAGCTTCTTGCTCAAAATCATCAACTAAATGCTGTATTGATAATTTATATTCTTTTTTTTGAGGCATTGCAAAACCTTTTTTTATTATTCGCTGACGTTACATTCTTTTAATTGTTTTCGTAATCGTTTTATCATTTTTTGCAGATATTTTGTTTTTACAATTTGACTTTTACACATTTTTTCAAGATATATATAAGTTGCTAAATCTTTTCTTTTCAAAAATACATATTTTTCTAAATCTTGTTTCTCTTCATCATTCATTTTTCATCCTCCAGATCCTTAAAAAACTCCTTTTCGATCTTTCTAATCCTTTTGTTCAACTTTTGCAGGGTCAATCTTGTTCTTTTTACTTTTTTATCTCTCAGTATGTAAATTTTCTTGTCTTCACTCATAATATCCACCTTTTTAAATTAAAAATTAAAGCATTATTATATGTATATATTATATATGTCTCAATTGCTAATTTATTTTAATTTATTTTAAATAATAAATTAAAACGGCTTGCAAAAGAAACATTCTGGTGTATAGTAATTACGTAACAAGGGGAACCTCGTTACGCTCTTTGAAAAAAGGGAGATTAAAAACCTCCCCGTCAAGGTTGCCAGAGCTTATCTGGCGGGTGACTCCCCTAGTCAGGCGATAATCTGCCAGCATCCTGCCGAAATAGAGGGCTAGAAAAAAGGGTAGCGGGTTAAAATCATAAACTGTATCAAGTGCCTACCGAAAGCAAGCAAGACCTTACAAGTCTTGCTCTAAGGTGTGGCAAGCTCCTAATGTTTGCCAATTAACCTTATTTCATCATCAAAAAATACACGCTTAAAACTCCTCGATAAGCGTAACGAGGTAAAAAAACCGCTACGGCGTGTATATACAATATCTTTTAAAGATGTTTAAACTGGTGGGATTTGGTTAGTTTAGTTAGTTGTTTGTTTGATTTAAAAAAAGGAAATTATTATGAAAAAAATGCCAGTGAAAAAAGAGATTAAATTCCAAAAGATTTTAGAAAAAATCAAAAAATCGCAAATTTGCGATTTTTCTGATTATAAATCGTCCTTAGTAAATAAGGGCGAAAAGGTCTCAACTGAAATCAATTTTTATTCCAGTGAAATTTCGCTGGAGTACTATGAAGGATGGAGGGGATTGAAGTATGTCTCCCACCTTCAAGTGTGGGGGAAATGGAAGAGTTTTATATTATCTGGCAGAGTCGATTTCGACTCTGCTGTTATCGTTTTTTTAGGAAATGACAGAAAAGTTGCAGAAAAACTGCAACTTTTCTGTGATGATTTCTACCGCAGATAAAATAAAAAAAATGCGGCTGCCTATGCGGTCGCAAAACTCAAAAATTTAAAAAAAAAGGAAATTATTATGAATATCATTAAATGGGCAGACGTAGATCAAAAAGCATTTGAAAATGATTATGCGGAGTTGCAGAAAGAGCTACATTCCGGTGAGAAAATCGAAGTGTTATTTAAGAAAAATGGGGAGTTTTCAGGTCATCTTTGGGATTGGAACTGTGTGTACACAGAGTCCGACTTAGAAAGAAATGGGGACTATCGTCTTAGCGACGAAGATCTTCGATACGCATTAAATATTTAAGGATATTATTATGAAAAATTCAGAAAAATTAAAATTGATGAAACAAGGCTATTTTTTCCACCCCGGGGGCGATATGTTCCCAGAAAAAATGAATCCCAAAACACGGGGAATCTGGAAAAAATCAGAAAAAAATTCTCATTTTATCGGGATCAGCTGGGCAGATGCTCGGCTTGATTCCGAAAGGAGTCGGGGAATATGAAAAAATCCGTAATCTGTCTAGGTCGTTACATCGGCTGGACAGAAACAGACGAAAAAAAGGGATCGGTTGTAAGATTGACCGATTCCGATGACATTACATATATCGCAGACATCGGCGATTCGATAAAAGATTTAAATACAAAATTGTTCGGCGATTGGGTCGAGCAAAAAGGAGAATTGAAATGAGGATCGATGAGAAAGAATTTGAAAAGGATTTGTCCACGAAGGTGGATTCTTTAATTAAAGAATATTTAGTTTTTACGGAAAAATGTTCTTATGTCTCAAAAATGGATGAGGTCGTTTACGACCATATCTGTATAGAGCTGCAAACTCGAATAGGTAGCTTTCGCTCGGAATGCGAAAGCTATGAATTAAAAGATCAAGAGGACCCTCGGGTCCTCGCGATCGAGGGGGCGATAAAAAAATATCGAGGGTTTTTGGAAAGTCGTCTGCATGTCGCAGACGACCCAAAATTTTTGAGTTTTCTAAATGAAGACTCTTTTTCAAAAGAAGTTTGTTTTAATTGTGGAGATTTTCATGTCTCCATAGAAAAAAGCAGATAAAAAGGAGCGAGCAGCAAAATGGAAATATGGAAAATTAAAAGAGCGTTCCAGAGAGTCGAATATTTTGACTCTCACATAAAAACGCTCCATTTTAAAAATGGGGCGTATACTTCAGAAGAACAATTATTTTTCTCTCAAATTAGGGAACTTTTATTTGAAAGTTCTCTAAATTACAGCAGGGCAAAAGAATGCCTGCTTTTTGGGGAATATAATATTCAGGATATTTCTTTTTTCACCGATAAAATTATCGGTTCAAAAAAAGAAAGATCGGCAATTTTAACCGAATCGGTAGCGGAGTTGTGTCCGTTACAAAATGAGAATTATAGAGAAGCGATTAAATTAATCCTTAATAATTCCAAATATTTCAAATGGAACAAAAGGGGCAAAAAGTGACATTTAAAGAATACTTATTTGCGCTTTTTCACGCTATTTTAATTATAGGTCTCGTATTGAGGCTTTTGATTTTAATTAAAATCATAAAAGGATAATTGAAAATGAAAGTAAAATATCAAAAAAAGGATTATAAAATGAAACCGATGTCATTAAAAGTAGCAAAAAAAAGACTTCAAGAGTTAGAAAATCTATTAAAAGGCGATTCTTTGAAAAATTGGAGTCATAAATCTTTGAGGGCAGAATTGCATGCCGATTTCGTCAGAGGCAACGAAAGCGGATTAAAAAGATGCCGTGCAGAAATGGAAAGACGGGAACTCTTGGATTATATAGGTTTTTTAAAAGGCGAAAAAGAGTGTTTTTTTTGCGAAAAGGTGAAAAAAACACGGGATTTAGTGGGCTGGGATGTCTGCGGAGATTGTCAACAAGATAAGTCAGATAGTGAAATTATTTCAATACTTGAAAACTAACAAAAGGAGATTAACATGAGCAAAAAAACAACAACAATTAGCGTGTCGCAAGATACGCAAAACGAAATCAAGGCGTATTGCAATCAGCAAGAGCCGAGTATTTCATTAATGCAATTCACAGGGCTTTTAGTGGAATCGGGTTGGGAGAATTTCAAAAATAGCCAGAATATTAACTTTCAAACAGAGGATGAAAAAAATGTCAACGGAACTGATTAAATGTGAAGATTACGGAATTGAGCAAACGAAAGCGGGGCAACTTGCTGCGTTTTTCAATCCTGTTCTTGAAAGATGCGCAGATTTGGAAATTGAAACAAATCTCTTAGATGCTGAAATCGGAGAAGATGGTTTAACGAAAAAGACATGCAAAAAAGCAAAAACTATTCGTATGAAGTATGTACGTGAACGCACCGAAACCGCAAAAATTCACAAAGAGCAAAAGGCAGGAGTCCGCCAGATCGGTTTATTTTTGGACGGGTGGAAAAATGCGCAATTATTGGCTTGTCAGGGACAGGAAAAAAAGCTTAAAAAGATAGAGGATTATTTTCTCAATCTTGAAAAAGAACGGCTTGAGGCTGAACGGAAAAAACAAGAAGTTATTCAGGAATCAAGGGCGGTTGAACTTGATAAATACGGGGCTTTTGTGCCTGCGGAGGCTCACACAATGTCAGATGTCATTTGGCAAGGTTATTTAAAAGGTGTAAGATTAAGCTTTGAAAACGACAGACTTCTCGAAAAACAAGCTACTGAACAACGAGAAAAATTAGAGCGTGAAAATGAGGTTATACGGCTTGAAACTGAACGTATTTCAGAGCTTGAAAAGTTAAGACGTCATCAAACATCGAAATTGATTAATTACATTGTTGATTATGATGATTTAATTTTTGCTGAAATGAGCGATGAAGTTTATAAAAATCTTTGCGAAGTGGCTATTAAGAAACGCACTGAAGAAACAGAAAGACTTGAAAAAATTGAGGCTGAAAATGAACGCTTGATTATTAAGGCTGAAAGGGTCGAAAAAGAACGGCTTGAATTTGAAAGAATCGAAAAGGCTAAAAATGATGCTAAACTTGCAGAACTCGAAGCGGAAAGATTGAGATTGAAAAAGGATCTTGAGATTAGAGAACGGGCAGAAATTGAAAGGATTGCGAAAGTTGAGAATGAAAGACATGCTGGTTTAAATAAATGCGATATGGACAGGCTTAAAGATTTAATATATGATTTCTGGAACATTCAGAATAAGTTTGTTTTTGAATCTGAGAGCAATAAAACAATGTTTGCGAGCGTAAAAACTCAAATTGACGAAATAATAAATTTTATCGAAGGGAGCGTAAAATGAAAGTAGTACTAGATACAGGAGTTTACGAAAATCTGCATTTTTCAGAGTATTTAATGATTGATGCGGTCAATTTTTCAAGTCTAAAACATATTGATATTTCACCGTTGAAATATCAGTATGAAAAAGATAACACTCAAGAAGATAAAAGTTTTTATCAGCTGGGCAGGGCTGTCCATACTGCCGTTCTTGAACCTGAAACGCTTAATAATGAGGTTATTGTTTACGATCTCACAAAAACGAAGCGTGGGGCAAAATGGGACGCATTCAAGGAATTACACGCAGGTAAGAATATTTTAACAGTTTCGGAATACGATCAGATGGAAAAAATGACAAAAGGCGTGAAAAGATACAGTTCTGCAAATTTCACGCTGAAAAAAGGAAAATCTGAAGTGACCATGATTTGGATGGATCCGATACTTGAAAGGCTTTGCAAATGTCGGATTGATTGGTTAGGTGAGAAATTTTTCACAGATTTAAAGACGACGGCATCGGACACGGTGCATAAATTCAATAACGATTTCGCAAAGTACAAATATCACGCTCAAATGGCATTTTATCAGCGCGGGATTTATCAGACTACAGGGGAATTATTACCTTGCAATTTGATTGTATCGCAAAAGAATGCGCCGTTCGACTGTTTTATTGCGAATGTAGGGGATGAAGTAATCAGGCAAGGTAATATTGTTGTTGAAAAAATGTTGAATAGTTTAAAAAACTGTTATGGAAGTAAGCGTTTTTGCGGGCTTGGTGATAAATTACATGAAGTTGCTTTGCCGAACTGGGCTATTGCTGATAGCATCGACATCGAGGAATTTGATATTGAAGGGTTAGGTGATGATTTTGAAAACAAAGTAAGGAGCGGATTAAATGCAAAATAATTGTTTAGAAATTGTTAAAAATCTTTCGCGTATTCATGGTGTTGAACTTGCGAAAGCAATGCCGAATGCAGGGAATTATGATAGGCTTTGTCGCAGTGCGTTTCATTTGATAGCAACAAAGCCTGATATTTCACAATGTGATCCTGCGAGTATTTTTATTGCGCTTTCAAAAGTAGCAATTACAGGGCTAGAATTAGGGGAGGGCATACATATTGTTTCTTTTTTCAATAACAAGAAGAACATCAAAGAAGCAAAAGTAATGTACGATTACAAAGGATTAATTGAACTTTGCATGAGAACAGGAAAAATAAAATCAATGTGTGCTCGTACAGTTTATAAAAATGATGAATTTTTCGTTGTTCATGGTTCAAAACCTGAGATAGTGCATAATCCTGATGTTTTTGGAGATAGAGGTTCAATAATTGGATATTATGCAATAGTCCTTTATACCTCGGGCGGTTATGACTTTGAGACAATGTCAGTTTCTGAAGTTGACAGGATCCGAAAAATAGCAAAAACAGATTCTATCTGGTCAAAACATCTTGAGGAAATGAGCAAAAAAACAGTATTAAAAAAGCTCATTAAAAGGGTCGAAAAATGTGTTGAAATAGTGGATGCAGTAAAAGATGATAATGCTATTTCGGTGGGTAATATGTCCGTTGCGGCTCCTTTGTTGATTGTTCCGAAAATCGAACAAAAACAAGATACATCATTGTCTTTGAATGCGAGTCCTAGTTCAATGAGCGAACCACCTGCGACTTTTTACAATGAGGTTGATGTAAAATGAAATACAAGTGCGAAAAGTGCGGCAAAATGGACGATTTAACAATTATGGAGATTTGCAGGCTTGATGATAAACTCTATCATGTTGACTGCATCGCTGAAAAATGCGATATTTGCGAGTGTTGTTATTTGTCAAGTGAATGGCAAGGGACGGTTTATGATGCTGAAAGCTTGCCATTATTGCCGATTGATGGAGATGATGATAATGAGTATTGAAATCAAGCGAAGTATTACGACGTTGCGAAGTATTGCAGAATGTAAGCGGTTGAAAAAAGTTCATAAGAAATGGGTAAAAAGTTTAGTGCCTATTTTGGTTAAAAAAGGTCTAATTAGATAATTTTTAATGCGTGGTAAACTTTTATTTTTGAGAGTTTACCACAAAACAAAGGAGAGCTTATTATGGACGTTTCATACGATATTTACCAATATCCTAAAATGGAAATTGAAAAAATTTCTAAGGAGTTTATTCCGAAAAAATCAAAAACGATCAAAAACAAACAAAGGAGAAATCAGAAATGCAAAAAGAAGAAGTCTTAAAGAAAATTAGCGAGGGCTGGGATTTAATTCCTGAGCATCTGCAAGAAAAAATATATGCTCTGAATGTGAACGGTGACGATATAGTTTTTCAGGCTGAATATCAAGGCAATATAAACTTGAGTTGTTCTAGATCGTTTCAAAATTCGCACGGGGGGCTTTTTCGGAAATATGAGCTTTCTGAAAATGTTCGTATTGCCGTTTATTCTGAATAATAATAATAATGCCCGCCAGAGCAAAACAAGCCTAAGTATGTTTTCAAACTGCTTTTTAAATTTGGAGGTTTAAAAATGATGAAATATGAGTATGCGGTAAGAAATATAGGGGCTGATAAAGTTTTTTATGTGGTCATTAAGGACTGTCTTCAGGAGTTTAATTTTAAAAAGATTGAAAAATTAATATGTTTTCACCTTTGTCGTGGATTACATTGGAGTTTGTACATTCGCGCAAAAAATGAAAATTTAGAAATTGATTTGAATAATTGTTTTTGTAGCCAGAAACGAGCCCTAATTCAATGGAAAAAAAATCTTAAAAAGGATTGTTAAAATGAAAGTAAAACAAGCGACAATATACAAATGTGATTATTGTTCTAAATGGTATCAAATTAAGCGATTTTGTGAGCGACATGAAAAGCTTTGTAAGGGAAATCCTGATAATGATAGACCGTGTTATTCTTGCAGGCATTTAATAAAAGAAATCGGTTGTGTGTGTGATGAAAGAGGGTGTTTAAATTGCAAAATAGAAAATTATGGTGGATCCCTTGAATTTTTATTTTGTGAGAAAAAAGATATCTTTTTATATCCTCCTCAGTGCGAGATAAAGGGTAATATTGTTCAGTGTATTGATAATTATCCAATGCCGAAAGAATGTAAAATTAAATCAATGAATTATTATGATTGACAAAAGGATTTAAGGCTGTATTTTAAAAACCTTACGGGTATAAACCGACTGATCCTCGGTTGAAGTCTTGCCTTGCTTAGATGCGCCCGTATACCTATTTTTTCAAAGCAAGGGTAAAGCGAGGAGAATATACAAGCCTTATTTTCTCCAAAAAAAAGGAGAATTAACATGGCTGCAAATACTAAAACTGGTTTTATTTTTTACACGGAATATATAGAGCATTTTAGATTACTTTCTGATTCCGAAGTGAAAAGTTTACTCTTTGCGATTTGTGATTATCATTCTAATAATGTTATTCCTGATCTTTTACCACTCCCAAAAATGGCTTTTTCCTTTATAAAAGCTGATCTTGATAGAAATTTGATATTATCCGAGGTTTAAAATGATTACTACTGAAATGTTGAAAACAAGACAACTGTTATCACTACCTTGCAAAATCGCAATGTCAAAAAAAAGAATTAAGGCTTGGGTAAAAGAATTCGGAGTTAATGGCTGTTATATTTCTTTTTCAGGAGGTAAAGACTCAACAGTTTTAAAACATCTCGTTGAAGAAACTATAAAAGATGATCCTATTTTACGTGGTGTTATTCCCTCTGTTTTCATCAACACAGGGCTTGAATTCCCCGAAATTGTGGACTTTATTAAGAGTTGTGAGAATGTCACGATAATTAAACCTAAGATGAATTTTAAACAGGTTCTGGAGAAGTATGGCTATCCTGTTGTTTCAAAGGAACAGGCAAAATACATCAGAGAAGTTCAAAACGGAACAACGAAATACACAGAAAACAAAAGAAGGGGAATGATTAATGGGAGGAATGGGTATCGAGTTGGAGCAGTTTCTAAAAAATGGCAGTATTTAATGGATCAAAATAAAATTAAAATTTCCGAGCAATGTTGCGATGTTATGAAAAAACGACCAGCTCATAAATTTTTTATGAAAACAAAAAGAGTTCCTTTTGTCGGCACAATGGCAGGAGAAAGCAGATTAAGAACTCAATCTTATCTAAAAAATGCCTGCAATGCTTTTTATTTAAAATCTGCACAATCTAGACCGTTGATGTTTTGGAATGAAAAAGATATTTGGGATTACATCAAACATTACAACATTCCATATTCAAAAATCTATGATATGGGATACAAAAGAACGGGCTGTATGTTCTGCATGTTCGGCTGTCATCTCGAAAAACAGCCAAACAGATTTCAATTAATGCAAAAGACTCATCCGAAACAGTGGAAATATTGCATGGATAAATTAGGTATACGGAAAGTTTTAAATTATATAAATGTTCCCTGTGAAAATAAACAACTTGAATTTGATTTTATGGAGTCTGAAAAATGATAACTACAGAAAAACCATTACCAAAACAATCGTCTAAAATATCTGGCTGGATAAGCATTCATAGACAGATTCAAGATCACTGGATTTTTAAAAATCCTTTATATTTGAAAGCGTGGATAACAATGTTATTGGGGGTTAATTTTGAGGATTCAAAAGTTGTAATAGACGGTGAACTTCTCGAATGCAAAAAAGGTGAAAGTTTGCGTTCTGTGAACTCTTGGATGCTAATATTCGGGAATAAGTGGACTCGGCAAAAAGTCAGGACATTTTTTAATTTGTTAGAAAAAGATTCTATGATTGCTATAAAAGGCTTGCGAAAAACAACCAGCCTAACCATTTGTAATTACGGTACTTATCAATCTTGCCAACCAACAGATAACCAACAGAAAACCAACAGAAAACCAACAGATAACCAACAGATAACCACAAGTAATAACTATAATAAGGAGAATAAAGAAAATAAAAAACATGTTGCCGTTGATTTGGAATTTGAAAATGCATGGAAAATGTACGAGAGAAAAGGAACAAAAACAAAGGCATTGAACTATTGGAAAATGCTTACCGAAAAAGATAAAAATGAAATTTCAGCAAAAATAAAAGATTACGTAGCATCTACTCCTGATTTGCAATTTAGAAAAAATTTTGAAGGATGGATTAACCCGAAAAATAAACTGTGGCGGAATATTATTTTTATTGCGGGGCAAAAACAACGAACAGAAGGATGGGAATTATGAAACACAAATGCAATAATTGCAACAATGAAGTAGATTTGCCAGCAAGAAGTTTATTCGATGGCTATTCAAAAACTCTTTATCAAACAATGCTTGATAACGTGATATGCGAATTATGTGGATCTTTAGCATCAATGAAAAAAGAATTGCCCCGGGAAATCTACATGAAAAACCTCAAAAGGTCAGGGATTCCAATCCCCCTAACTTATTGGGATGAGAGTTTGGGCAATACTGTTCTTTTAGATTTTATTTGGAGAAATCAACACAAATCATTGTTCATTCCTGGAAAAACAGGAACATGTAAAACTAGATGCGTTATTTCAGCAGCATCGAGAATCATGTGGGCTGATCCGTCGATTCGAATTCAATATCATTCTGCGATTGAATTAAGAAAAAAAGCCAGTCACGCACAAAAAGAAGAAAGGGAGTACAAAAAGTTTATGGAAAATCTTTTTGTGTGCGATTTCTTAATTCTTGACGATTTAGGGAAGTCTACAGCAACTCCAGCGTCTCGGGAATTTTTCTTTGACTTGATAGACAGGTGTAATACCCATAAAAAACGCATTTGGATAACCACAGAGGACAATGGAGACGGAATACGGGGTTTTATGGGGGTACAGCACGGAGATGCGTTTGTGAGACGTTTAAAAGACATGTGTTTTTGCTATAATCCAAACAAAATAAAATAAAAAGGAGGCGTAAAAGTGATGTATGTAAATTATATAGTTACAGATTGCACTATAAAAACTTGCAGAGAAAACAAAGTAACGATTAGGAAAATATGGGAAAAAGATCTTTCCGATAGATCAAAAATGGAAATGCTAAGCAGGATGGAGTATGAGAACATTTATTGCAATCACTACATGAATCATCCGTATTTGGGAAAAATTGGATTCGCGCTCTCTTCTGAAACAATGGACTTGCTTAATATTCCGATGAAAACTATTAGCTCATTACAAGATCAAATTGAAAAAGATAAAAAGGCTCTTAATTCATTGAAAGCGCAAATTGAAAAAGATAAAAATGACTTGTGGGATTGCCAACAACTTGTTTTGAAATATCAACACTTAACGCTATGGGGACGAATAAAATTTGTTTTCAACAGGTTTCACACAATATGTTATCTTATGCTTAGTTCAAAATTAAAAAAGGTTGAAAAATGATTTTTAATGATTTAGAAAAACAAATGATTTCCGAAGAAAACGAGCGATTGAAAAAAGAAATTAATAGATTAAATGATGCACTTTATTTATTTCAATTCGCAGAACAACTTTTTGAAAAACAACTTTGTTTAATAAATATTTCTTCGTGTTCAGGAGAAAGACAATATCAAAAAATGATGTCTGATAATCCTTTTTTTAATATTGTTTGGTGGGATCCTGTGATTGAATTTGGGGATTATTTCAGGATTGGTTTTTGGAAACATATGGTATTTGTCGAGTTCAAAAAGGAGGTAGAAAATTGCAAGCAGAAAACGAATGCAAAGAGTGTATGAAAAATTCTTTCTTACAAAGGGATAAAATAGCCGATAAATTAATCAATGCAAAAGTACGAATTTTCTTTCTAGAACAATTTATTTTAAAACATCAATATTTAAATTTTTGGGAACGTTTAAAATTTGTTTTTTTTAAGCAAGAAAGTATAGCTGAATTAAATTCAAAGATTAAGAAAAGGATTGATAAATTATGATAATCACAATTCCATTAAAACCAAAACCTGTACAATCGGTCAGGTTCGGGAAAAACATCTATCAAAAAAAAGATGTTAAGCTGTTCAAAGCAAGAATAAAGTATTCTTTTCGCAAGCAATATTCAAATTTTCAAGTGATCGAAAATAAACCGATTGAAATTAAAATAGAGCATCAATACGATTTTAAAAATTTACCGAAATGGCAAAAATTAAACGCTTTGGAAAATGGAGGATTTCCGAAGATTACAAGACCTGATGTGAGCGACAATCTGAACAAAGGGGTAGTTGATGCGCTGACGGGTGAAGTGTGGAAAGATGATAGCTTAATAGTATCTTGTTTATCAAGAAAGTTTTATGCAGATGGGAATTTTATTAGGATTTATGTTAATGTTTTAGAAATGCCAAAAAAGGAGGAATGATTTATGAAATTACTGATTGTTGTACTATTTTCTTTTTTATTTTCGTCATGTACGGAAATAGAAATACCGAAAGCCGTTCGATTGTATGAACGCAGGGATCTATTGACAGGACATACTATATACGTTTCTAGACGCTGGGCGGTTCATATAGAGTCCAAATGTAAAAAATGCCAAAAAAGGGAGGATTGAAAATGATATTGATTATTGTTTTATTTTTTTTAGTTTTTTCATTATGGGCAGATTATCAGTGTGTGAAAAAAGCAAAAATGAGGATTAAGCATGCAAGACGAAAATAAACCGATTGAAGTAAAAATAGAGCATCATTATGACTTTAAATATTTGCCAAAATGCCAAAAAAGGAGGAATGATTTATGAAATTACTGATTGTTGTACTATTTTCTTTTTTATTTTCGTCATGTACGGAAATAGAAATACCGAAAACAATTCGATTGTATGAACGCAGGGATCTATTGACAGGACATACTATGTATGTTTTCAAAAGCTGGGCGGTTCACATAGAGTCCGAATGTAAAAAATGCCAAAAAAGGAGTATAAAGCATGGTGATGAAAGACCAAATCAACTTTTATCAACCGATTTTAATTCTTCTGATCTGAAAAAAATAACTACCGGAATGGTGGATTCTATGCTGAAATTTCCACCTTTAATTGAATTGACCAGTAAAAGAAGGCCTGTTATTTCAGTAAGCAAAATAAAAAATAAAACAATGCAGCAAATAGATCTTGCCAGTCTGACAGACAGTATAAAAACCAAGCTTATCCAGTCTGGTAAATTTCGTTTTATAAATCGTCTCACTGATCAGGAGGCAATCGCCGAACTGAAATATCAAAGAGACAGCGGACTTGTTGATCTTTCGACCGTTCAGTCATTTGGGGAACATGTCGGAGCTGAATATCTTTTGACTGGCTCATTCATCGAAATAGTACAAGAATCAGGTTCTAAAAAAGACGTGTACTATAAAATTACAATGAACCTAAAAAATATTCGAACTGGAATTGATGAATGGGCGGAGGAAAAAGAAATACAAAAAAACCGTAATAAATATTTAATTGGAAGGTCACAAAATGCAAATTAAACAAAGAATTTCAGGAGTCGATGGAGAATTTGAAACGGAAAAAGATAAACTGGTAATCTGAAGGCTATTTTAAAACTAAGCGATAAGGATACAAAATGAGTAAATTCAAAAAAGGTGAAACACTTCTGGTTTGGAATAATGACGAAAACGCAAAAGTGGAAAGGGAATTTGTTATTAATTTAGATGGTTTGTTTTTTTGTAAAAGCCACTTCAATATCGCCGCTTTGAGAGGGTGGAAGAATGCCGAAAAATTGCCAGAATATAAAAAATACGTTCCTTTTGAAAGCGGATCTGAAACGGTCGATGTTGTAGTGAAAGCAATAGTTGGTAAAAATGGCATCGTTTATACTGATTGCTATTTTCATAATAATTGTGTCAATATTATGAGAAAGTACACATATCAAGAACTTTTTGATGACTTCTTGATTAACGACAAACCCGCAGGAAAAAAGGGATGAAAACAAAAACAATTCACAAAGACACTGAAAACATGAATAATGCTTGGACGTGGACAGTCTCGGGGACTCTGTGCGGTTCTCGTGCGTCTCACTTAAATGTGCAAAAGGTTGAGGATTGGGATAAAGTAACTTGTAAAGCTTGTTTAAAACAAAGGAGAATTAAAAAATGAGTAAATACGATGATGAATATTCAAATTACTATATAATTTGTCCTTATTGCAAAAAGGAAGTTATTTCTGATACGGAAGGTTTGGATTTTGAAGAGGATGACGAAGAAAGATCATGTTCATGTGGAAAACGTTATTATTTACGCTCTGAAATCGAAATATCACACACTACAAAACCTTGTTGTGAACTGAACGATGAAAAACATGTTTTTGTTGAGAATGAAAGAGGTTTTAAAACTTGTTCGGTTTGTGGGTTGGTTGAAGCATAAATTAAATTGGAGGTATGGAATTATGAGAATGTACAAAGAATGTCCTGTTTGCCATTGGCATGGGAGAATCCCCCTAAATCAATCAGAATTTCAAGATGCGATTGAGTGGATAGATGGAATGAATTATTGTGCTGTCGATAGCGATGGGCGTGTTTCTCAATATATAGAGCAACCTAGATTCACTGGGACATTTTGGGTAGGTTATGTTTTTGAAAACACAAATCATTTTGAAAGAATTACTGATCCAAAAAATTGGTTATTTAAAAGGGATGGTGAACTATGAAAGATTATTGTCAACAATGCGGTATAGAAATCCCACCACTTCGATCTTGTTGCAGTGGTCATGAATATGGATGCATGGGGATGCCTGTTGATCCTCCATTTTGTAGTCAAGAATGCCTGGATGAATGGCGTAATCAAAATTGTAGTCAAGAATGCCTGGACGAATGGCGTATTCAAAATCCAATAGAACACAAAGGAACAGATGAATTATGGATATAATCAAAGACTCAAAATGTCATAAACACGGTGTAGCTCTCTTGTATGAAAATAAAAGCGTTTTTTGTCCTGTATGCACAAAAATAGCCAGTGAAGAAGTTAAAAAAGTCTTTCCTCAGCCTGATAAAAATTGTAGGTGTACGAGGTGCAAGAAGATTTTTAAGGCGTTTCATTTGAAAACAAAATACTGCCTTGTTTGTCGCCCGATCGTGACAAAAGAGCAAAGAGCAAAACGAAACACGATATTGAAAGCAGAACGGGCGGTGAAACGAGCAGCAAAAAAACGCAAAAAGAAATAAAGCTTTTTTGTTGCTGTTTTAATTTATTTGTTATTTTGTGATTGATTTAACGAATAAGCATGTAATATTTAACTTTTAACAAAGGGAGCGAAAATGTCTATTTTTTATCAAGATGACGATGTAACATTGTACAACGACGATTGTAATAATATTATATCATCGCTGGATTATGATGTAATAATGATGGATCCGCCATATTCTCAAGAATTTCACGATAGAGGAAACTTGACGAGGAGTCGACCGAATTATAAAAAAATATCAGAGTATGGGAGTGAGCAAAATCTAAACTATACTGATATTTTTAATCTTTTAAAAAGTAAAATAAAAGAAAATAATATCTTTTCGTTTTGCAATAAGGAAACAAAATATGAGCTGATTACAGAAGCAAAAAAACACGGCTGGAATTATCAAGAACTAAGCTTTTGTAAGACCTCACCGACTCCATTTACAAATAATCAATGGCTTGTAGACATGGAATTTGGAGTTCATTTATTTAAAAATCTAAAAGTAAGAGGTAATTATAAAACAAAATCCTCTTTCTTTGTAATGAGTAATTTTAAAGAAAAAAATGTAAATCATCCAACTCCGAAAAAAGTTGGAATCGTTTATAGAATTCTTGAAAATATATCTGAAGAAAACCAAACAATTCTAGATCCGTTTGCAGGCTCAGGAACGACAGGAATCGCATGCAAGCAATTACATAGAAAATGTATTCTTATTGAAAAAAATATAGAATACTGTGAAATTATAAAACAAAGATTAAGGCAAGATTATTTATTTTAACGGAGACACAAAAAATGCACATAAGACTAAACACCGAAACATACCAAAAGCTAAAAAACATCTGTCAGAAATATGATGTTTCACAGCGTGAGGTATTTTCAAAAGCAGTAAGGAAAAATCAGCGTTTAAATTCCGTGGTAAACTTTGAACGTCCAGAACTTCACCACAACTTGAAACATAAATTAAACATCGACATTGGCAACGGAAATAATGCCGATGAATTACGTTGCATTCTTGACTGGTTTCTTGATATTCAACGAGCGGAACCGAAAAAAATGCCAAATGATTTTAGTTTTGGAATGTTACAAGGCAAAGATTATTTTATTGAGGGAGAAATTTAATTATGGATAATGAACTTTTTTTGAAAATAAATAAGATGTATGAAAAGATGAATGAAAAAGTTAATAATTTAAATTCTTCACTATCTCATATACGCGAAAATATAAATGAAGAAGTGAATAATTTAAATTATTCACTATTTCAATTACAAGAGACAATTGAAGATCAAGAACACTTATCTGCAGACGTGTACCAACTGCAATTTACGCAGGCTCTTGAATTTGGATTTGTTCCTGATGCAGAATTTAATCTAAGTTTTAAAAACAAAAACAGAAGTGGTGTATCATTAAAAGTCATTGCTTACACGATTAGAAGTGGTTCAGCTGCGGTTGTTTTTTTAAATAAAGCCGACAAAAGAGAAATAGTTCAACAAATAAATTCAATCTTTGAAAATTTAAACGAGACAACATGGGAAAAAATATAATGAACGTGCTTTCATTATTTAACGGCTTTTCAGGGGCTCACATGGCTCTTGAAAAAGCAGGGATTGAAATAAATAAATATTACAGTTCGGAAATTGATAAATATGCAAATAAAGTAACTGATTATCTATTTCCTGATATTGTACAACTTGGAGATATTACAAATTTTTGTTTCTGGGAAAGTTTATATAATTTCGATTTTTCATCTATAGATTTGATTGTGGCGGGCTTTCCTTGTCAGGCTTGGAGTGTTGCAGGAAATCAAGCAGGATTGAGCGATGCCCGGGGTAAATTAGCTTTATCTCTCCTCGACGTATATAATGAAGTGAAAAAACAAAATCCAGATGTATTATATTTGTTTGAAAATGTATGCATGATGAAAAAAGAACATTCAGATTTTTTAGATGGATTATTTGGAAAACATATGAAAATTAATTCAGCTCTTGTTTCTGCTCAAAATCGAAATAGAAAATATTGGTTCAATTGGGAAGTTGAGCAGCCTGAAGATAAAAATATTTTTATTAAAGATATTATTGAAGATGATTTAAATATATCGAAAATAGGAATTGAGCAAAAAGCAAGAGGTTTCAACAAAGGAGGTACTTATATAAAAAAAAGTCCGAGTTTGACGGCATCGACATGGCAAGAAAATAATAAATTATGTTTTGAAGTTGGGAAAGCGGATGACATCAAAGGACACGATTTTTTAAAAAGGATTTACGGAGCAAGTGGAAAAAGTCCGACACTTACGGCAATTTGTGGAGGTAATCAAGAAAGAAAGATAGCTATTGATAGTTCTCATTACAGAAAGTTAACAACAAGGGAATGTTTCAGATTGCAAACAGTCCCCGAAAAACATATCAATAAAATTTTAAATGCTGGCGTGTCAAATAGCCAACTTTATAAAATGTGCGGTAACGGATTCACTATTAACGTAATTGAACATATATTGAGATGTGTAAAATGAGTTTTTGGCGTATGAGATCAGTGAAAGCTAAAAAAGAACATCTATGTGAATGGTGCGGTGAAAAAATAAACAAAAATGAAGTATATGTAAGACATGTAGGCGTATGGAATGATGAGTTTCAGTGTTACGCAACACATTCTGAATGTTGGAATCAGCTAAACTATTCTGTGGGGAATTTGGAAAGTTGGGAAAGTGACGAATTAATGGTGCATGAAATAAAAGAAAAATTTGATGAATTATTTATTGAATCTTACAATGCTTACAATGAAAACGAGGTTGAAAAATGAACAAACAAATCTTGAAATATAAAATATTACGTATTTTAAACGAATGGGATAATATAGGATACGAGGGTAAGTTTTACGGCTATGATGCTCTGAAATACGCAATTAATAATTCAATTCCAAAAAAGGAGTATAAAGTCTGCATGAAAGAGTTAAAATATGAGGGATTGGTTAATTTATGTACTCTTTTCGATGATGATGGTCATTTGCATGGCAGTGGCTATTTTATCACAAAAAAAGGTATTGACATTTTAACATGCAGGAAAGATTTAAAATGAAAACAATAATAGCATTTGGAATAATAATAATTTGTACGCTAGTAATCTTACACGCAAAAGAAGAAATCTCTAAGAAAACAGAACTAAGTGGAAATATCTCGATTGAACAACAGGATGAAATGACAGGAGATTATCTGTTGAGTTGGTCATCATTATTTAACACAACGCCCACTTTAGACATATTTAATGGATATCAAAATAAATACAAAACTATCTATTTTATAAATCCAGAACAAACAGAAATACAATTCAAGTGGGCTTATATGCCTTTTGAAAAAGAAAACATAGAGCCTTATCTATTTTATGTTGAACGGAAAAAAAATAGGTATTTAATCAAAATCAAAGGTAAAAAAGATATAACTATTTTATTTAACAAGGAACAAAAATGAACGAATTATTTAAACTACCCGAAATAAAAGAATTTTGCAGGACGTGCAAACACCGTGAAAGATGGGAATGCGGCGGCAAAATTATTCAATATTGCGGTGTTCGTAAATCAAACAGGACACATAACGGAAAATTAAAAATCAAGTGCAAAGATAAGGCTTGTGGAAGATGGGAAAAATGAAAATTAATAACCCAAAAAACAATGTGAAACGGCTTGAAAAAATGATTAGAAGTTTAAGTGAAAATATACATCCTAATCCATTTGTTATTATTTGCGATTATTGTAAATATTTAAATAAATGTTCGGAGCCATGTAAATTTAAATTAAAAGATGAAAATTAAATGCAAAAAATAAATAAAGATGGGAAAAACGTAAAACGGCTAGAAAAAATGATTAGAAAACTAGACACAGAAAAAGGGCATGACGATCCTTTTTCTATTATTTGCGATTATTGTAAACACATTGCAAAATGTCCCTATCATTGCATTTTTAAGCTGAAATATGAGGTTTAATACTTAATTCTCACATAAGTTCTTATTGCTCTATACTGCATAATAGCCCGAAAGGTATTCATATTATTCTCAAGGAGCAATCTAAGGTATTGTATATCGGCTTCTTTGCGTGTACAAAATTTATTATTTTCTAAAATTATGCAGTATACATCATGAACAATTGCAGGAAAAAACATATTAAGCGTATCAATGCTGATTCCGCTTGCGCCGTCCCAAATCCAGCCTTTTTTTACATAACACAAATGCCCGCATACTTCTATATGTTTGTTTATTTTTAGAGGAGGGGAAAAAAACGGCATTCTAAAGCAAAGCTCTTCTTTCAGTTCGTATTTACAAGGCAAAAACAAACGCTTTTTAAGAGTTTTTACATATCTTTTCTTGAATTCTTTTTGTTGTCGATTGTTCAATTTTTACAACCTTTTTTTTGAATTTATCGGATTATTTTAGTTTATTACCTTTCAATTCTCCACCGCCTTTAGTCTCGTTCAAGGCTTCCCCATCATGCGCCATTGACGAGCGGTTATTTAGCATATTTACGCTTACTGCTACATTTTTACATCCTGCCATCATCACCAAAACAAATAGCAACAAACAAACGCAAATCATCAATAGACATTCTTTATCGTCATTTGGTTCTAACATTTTGAGCCTCATAGTAAAAATTTGCAATCAATACAGGGATTAATTCAATATCTGTTTTAATTTTTGATATATACCGTCCTGTTTTGTCCTTTTCCCTTATGTTTTCTTCCGTTTCTGCCGAATAATATAAATAAGGCGTGTTCAACCTCATTAATACACTTTTAAGCTCGTATCCTTTGAATATACGGTCTAGATGAAAATCAATAACTGCAATATCAAATTTTTCTGTATTCAGTTTCTCAAAAGCTTTTAATACACTTTCTGAATGGATAATTTCCCATTCAGGTTCGTAAATTCCGATAAGTTTTCTAAACGATTCCGCAGTATATATATTGTCTTCAATATGTAAAATCTTCATTTATTATGCCTGCAGTTATCGCAATGTTTATGAATGATATTTTCCACTCGTTCCTTGAATGTATTCTCATTTATAAACTTCTCATGGAACTCCATGTTCTGTTCTGCGATTTTCGTGAGAGTCTTCAGCACTTCAGATTTCACCTCGTTTAATTCGGTACTCAATTTTGTATATTGAGCAACCGAAAAACGAACAGCAACAAGAATAACACCTGAAACTACAGATGCAGATATTGCAATTACTACATCCATTTGTTTTAATTCCTTTCTTGGATCGTGTACTCGTAAACCTTTGCAGTTCCTCCTGTAAACTTGGAATCAGCAAGGATTAATTGAAATGATTTAGCGGCTACAAGTTCATAGAGGCTTTTCGTACCACCTTCAGGAATTTCAATGGCTAAATCTTTGATATTTTCGACATTGACATTGATAGAACCTATTGCCCTATTTCCTGCCTGATATGCCTCTGTGTTTGCATAGCCAGCTAAGCGAATACTTGCAGATGGGCTTGAAGGATGCGTATTGATCCTGATTGAGCTAATAAACCAGACTGGTGCATCTACCCCGTATCGAGTCTCAATTTCTTTCTCGACGTACGAGACTGCGGTTGTTTCTGCGATTGCTGGCAGTGTGAGAAATGCGGTTAAGATTAATAGTGTGAGAACTTTCTTCATGTTGTACTCCTTTTGTTGTTTGTTGTTTTCCTTTGCCATTGTGGGAAAGGATTAAAATTATGGAATTCTTACGTATCCACCAGAATAAACTCTGATATTATTACTATTCTCTTTGTTTATTACGGTCACAACGCTGATATCCCCCGTGTGCATTTTGAATTGAGATTTCAAAGACAATGTTTTTGGTGTCCCTGCTGATATAGTTTCAGAAGGTTCAGAACCGTGTTTATTGACAATATGATATTGATTTGTTGGCGTTCCGTCATCCGTGAATGTTATTGCAGATCCCCCCTCTGTATACGAAATTTGGAATGTATTTGTTGCTTTATTGACAACATAATAAATTATATCTTTTCTTAATTCAGCAGGTAATGTTCCTGCCGTATTACGAAAAACAATAGTATCGTCATCAACAAGAGCAGTTGCGGTTTCATTTATAACATTCGTGCCATTTGTGAATGTTACATCCGTGCTGTCTTCAACGTGTATAATCCACTCTCTAATTCCTATTTCATATGATGATGTTGCCTGATCTATCCTCATATCTCTGTTAATGTTTATTAATTGTTCTTCTAAAGCGGTTAGTGTTATAAATCCTGTCGCATCTATTGTTATTCGTTCTTCACCGTCTGGAATCCAACCATCTACGTTAGAAATAACATACGCATTTTGTGCAGGAATGTCTATTATTATGGGACTTGAGGATGGTGTCTGGAACGCTTCCCCTGCAATATGACTCGCAGAAACACCAGTGCTTGCAAAACAATTGACATTCAAATCAGTTTGGTCTAATCCCCCTGTGTCAAAAACTGTGCCTCCGTAAGCAAGAACGAAATTAGAACCTAGAATATTTACAAACCCAGTTAATCCCGAGTCTAAATTAAAGCAAGTATCCCCCGCTAAGGGAACCATTTGGCAATTTACAAAAACATTGCTTATTGTTGTTCCTGATAGCGAAATATACACATCTGAAAATGAAGATGATGCTTGGAAAGATAAGGCTCTACAATAACTTACATTACAATCATTTAAGGATAATGTTCCTGTAATATTTTTAAATGATGTTCTTTCAATCACAACAAATTGAATGCTATCAAGTATGCCTATTTCTATGTTATCGAAATCAGATAATATAATAGCAAATGATAGTCCTGCAGGGATATCAAAACATGTATTTGTTCCATCCCCAGCGATTAATATATCAAATACCTCTAATGAGAGATCTGTAAACGTATTCAACCCCCGAAAGAGAGCACCTGTACCATTCCATGTAATCGTGTTGCTATGAATTTGCGTTACTCTTACGGAATCATTTGGAATTGCAAATGGAATTGTTAGTGTAGGTGCATACGTGAACACATACCTTTTATTTGCTGCTAAATGATAACAATTACCTCTAGCATCTATATTTTGAGGAGTGGGAAGGTCTGTGTCACTGTTGATATATATTACATTCGTTGATACTGCGGTTATTGCGTCAACCACCGCACTCGAAGTTGGGATATGCGTGTCATCATCGGTTAATGTTTCTTCTATTGTGTCAACTGCAACTAATGAAGCATTACCAAGTTTTAATGTTCCATCAATCATCGTGTTCCCGTTTTTCAGGACTTGGAATGCGTTGTTACGGTCTCCTGTTCCTGTTCCGTTTCCAAGGGTGAATAGAGCTTCGTCATCTTCCCATTGTGTCTGACTCCCTCCTGAAATCACGTTATATTGTCCTGCTGTAAATTCTGCGTAGTCGTGTGCATTAGAATTTCCCATTGCGCCAGAATAAGCGCCATCTGCGTATCCGTTTGACATTGCAAAAGAATAATCACCCAGTGCTTCGCTGTTTGACACTGCAAAAGAATAAACCCCTATTGCGTCACTATTAGTTGTAGCAAAAGAATAATCTCCTACTGTATATCCGTGAGCTGCGGCAAAAGAATAATCTCCGTCAGCAAGTCCACCTGTCATAGAAAAAGAGTAATCTCCCGATGCAGAACTATTTGAACCTACTGCAAAAGAGCCTATTCCAACATATACATCGTTCCATTGCGTCCCAGTGACAGTCCCAGCTCTAAATGCGCCTTTAGCCTTATCGAAAAACATTCTAGAATCATAGTCTGTTACACCATCGACATCGTCAAGTTGATACGATCCAAAAACGAAGTCATCGGTAGTTAAATCTCCTGGACCATTTGATGTTACATTGGAAGTCGTGGAGAAGGATAAGTTATCATCAACATATTTCTTGTTTGGGATGTCATCATCATCAATAATAAGAGTTTCATAATTGGGAGTATCAACGCTTAATGTTCCATCTGTTTCAATAACTAACCTATCGACTCCCCCTGTGTTAAACGTGTGAGTTTGCGCTCCTGTAGTCGCTTTTGCTCTGTATAGCTCATTGCTGCCCTGCCCTCTGATTACCGTATCCGTATCAGCATAAGTATAATTAAAAATACAAGTGCCGTCTAGTTGGACCTCATTTAAACCATCATTATAATATAAAAAACTCCCTCTTGAAGTTCCGAAAGTATAATCTATACCCTCTCCGCTGTCGTTCGTTACAATTTCATTAGTATCTAAATAAAATAACCCGTTTGCGGTTACTTCATCAATAACGGAGAGAGAAGTCACATCCAGCGTTAAATTGTCTGTTAATCCTGAATAATCAAGCCATTCTGTGCCGTCAAGGCTTGCATCTTTCCGAAATAAAACAGCGCAATCAATAGCATCATCGTTGATAATAACAGAGTCAAGATCTGCATCAATTGTAAATAGTGCGCCGTTGTCACCGTTTATAATAGTGTCATAATTAGCTAATTGTGAATTTATGTAAAAAGACGTATCAAATTTTAAACAATTTCGCGAAAACCCTGGACGAATCCAAATAGCATCGATTCCGTCTAAACCTATTTTTAAGTGTCCTGAGCTGTTTATTTCTATATGGGCGGGTGAGTCGGGATCGGCGTTTGTTAAGCTAATTCCTACATTTTCATTGCCTGAAGTGTTTTCGATTGCTAGGATTGTAGATTGTGCTTTATCATCCGTGATTTTTAAGATGCCTTTGACATCTAAAATTAAGTCCGAATCAATTGTCACGGTATCACCTGAAAAGCTCATACCTGAAACTCCACCAAACGAACCAGCATCGTTGTACTGAAAGTCTCCTGATAAACCTGCAGGAGTTCCACCACCACCACCACCGCCATCGGTTCCATAATCGCTCCGTTCAGCGTCCAGAATAGCATCGTAGTAAGTCCCTGCACTCAATCCAATTGTAACAATAAAAAGTAATAATAGTAGTTTTTTCATAGTGTATCCCTTATTCGTTAATTCCAATATATGTAGCAGTCCCACGATTTGCCCATAAATCAAATGTTTTTGTAATAGTCGTTAAATCTCCATCGATATATATTTTTTTAATAAAAACCTCTTCGTCCCCTGCTTTGTAGCGAATAAACGTAGTGTTTGCGGTTGCTGTGTCAATTTGATAGGCTCCCATTCCTTTTGCGACATCTGAACTGTCTTGCGCCTGCATAAACGTTCGCTTGCTCTGCGTCTCGTTGATATTGACGGCGTATAGTGATACAGTTAAGAGGATTAAAGTAATAATTAGAAATATAGTACTTTTTTTGGGGTGTAGGTGTAAATCGTTCATTTTGTTTGCTCCTGTTTGGGTTTTTGTTTTGTTTTATTTCGTTCTATTTTATCTTGCGTTTCTCTTCTTATTTTCCGCAAGATTGATTTATATTCTGCATCTGCTGTTATTTCTTCGGCAATGGCTAAATAGCCGATAAAGCGAATTTCTGACACGTCTATATTTGCACCTTGCACTATCATTTCTCGCAATTTGTCAAGTGGTATTTTAATGAAGACTTTTTCCACTTGCCAGCCTTCCCTTTTTGCCTGCCTTAATTCCGCATATAATTCTTTCCTATTGTCAGGATTTCCGTTTTGAACTTCATTTAATAGAATAAAAGCAGCTGATAAATGTTTTATTACGCATTCCTCGCAAGGTTCGACTTTTTGCCGTCTTGAATTTTGACTTAATGGTTCATTTAAACTTTTGAATTCCTCGTCACTTAAAACCTTTTTTAGCTCTGTATTATCCCATTTTTCATTTTTCATAACTCCTTTTACAAGTCGCTCTAGTCTGCTGTTTATTCTATTTACTTCGCAGTTTTTACAATTCCCATTATCGTATCTTTTTAAAATATTTTCATATCTTTCTTTTCGTTGTGGGAATGTTTGTATAAATAATTCTGAATGTGTTATGTATATATGTTTCATTTTTTGCACCATTTTATATAATTTGTTAATATTGCTGCACATACTTGTATAGTTTGCGTTTCTGTGTCAAGTTTCAAAATGCTTTGGAGAGGTTCTTCGTAAACCGAATCTATGCCCGTAAAGTCTTTTATTTCACCTCTTAAAGCTTTTTTATACATTCCTTTAACGTCTCTTTTTATGGCTATTTCAAGGCTACAATATACATTAACAAAATTAATACAAGGGTTAATTGATGCTAGTAATCTTCTCTGTAATTCGCAAGGAGTGACAAAAGAGCAAATTACATCATGTCCGTTATCGTTGAATATTTTCGATATTTCTGCAACTCGTCTTAAATTCTCGCTCCTGTCTTCAATAGAAAAGCCTAAATCTGAATTCAAGCCTTTTCTGAGAACGTCCCCGTCAAGTCTAATCGCATTGTGTTTAATTGCCTCTGAAATCGTCGTTTTCCCTGCGCAAGGTCTGCCAATCAGCCATATTGTGTTATTCATCTTCAACCATCCAGTTATTGTTTTTAATACTGTCCTTGATGCTAATTCCTTTGTTTTCGCATTCATACAAACAAGGTAGATTTTCCCAGTTTATGCCTCTTTCCGTTGCTGATTTAGCAAGTCTTTTTTTTACTCTTGCGTCACTATAGCAACTTTTGCAACCTGTGGTGTAAGTCATTCTATTAACTCTTTCACAAAACCAGCTTTTTTCTGTATCTTGTTTTAATTTGCTATATTCTGTTTGAAAAGATATAACCTTTCTATAATCTTTTTCCGAAAAGGCTTTATATATCTTTTCTGAAATCTCCCAGTAATTATTTTTTACATCTTGCGGGTAACTTCTCCGTAGCTTCGGGTTAATTCTTTTTATCGACTCCGTGAAATCTCCCTCATTTAAAAAGCTCTGAACTCTCTTTAATTCTTTTTCAGGCTGTTCTAATAAATCCTCAAAATGAAGAAATAAAACCTCTTTGTTTTTATACTTTAATAGCCACTTCGCAGCCTGAATTGTCACATTAATGTACATTTCGGGGCTGTGTATTGTTACTTCATCTTCAAGATGCTTTATTCCTTTTTCTGTCTGAAAGCTCGGTAAATTCCTTTTTAGCCTTTCTTGTGACTTTGCAACGGCTCGGGGATGTCTAATCATATATATTATTTTATCGATATATTGAGGATCTGAATTTATTAATCCTTGCGATACGATTTTACATATACTTTTTTCTTTTTCTTTCAATAATATTTCTAAGTTGTTTGCATCTTTGAATCGATAAAAACAGCCTTGGACGGTATAAAGCATCTCCCAAAACCCATTTGGATTCATATCTTTTGTTTCTTCAAAATCTTTCACGGGGTTAATACCGCTTTTTCTTTCATTTAGTTCTTGCTTGTATTTTCTTATATCGTACTGTCCATTTGTCTCTTTTGGAGCTTGATTATTGTAATATTTTATTTTTTGGTCTTGTGGGAATTTCTTACCTAATATGCGTTTTTCTCCGAATGTTTCACGCATTATATCCATCATCAAACTTGTACCGCTTCGAGGGCAACCGCTTATTATTATCATTTTTATCCTTTATGTTATATCCCATGCTATTTGAATACCTGTATTTAATTCAACTTTTCCATAAATTCCATCTACAGTTATACTTTTTTGCCATAATTCACCGCTAATTAATGATAAATTATGTTTATTTATAGAAGTACTAGCTAATCCAAAGGTAGGAATTGTGTACCCATAACTTGTTACACCATGAAAAGGTGCACCTAATCCTCTAACCCGCCTAGATGTTAAACGAGCATAACCGATGGAAAGACTTGTAAAAAAACGAACTCTAGTAGTTTGTTGATCCCATGTTGCATTGTATATTATAGTGCTATTAGTTAAACTGCCATAACTCCACATGCAATGTTGACCTATACTATTTCTGCCTCCCGTTCCTGCTTTAATATTCATCATTGGAAATCTTGCTACTTCATAGCTGGCATAATCGTAATCGGTATAAAACCTTGTTACTTGAGGCGGTGGGGATCCTCCCAAAACTGACGGGCAAGGAGAAACGGAAAATGCATACTGGTCATGTCTCATTGTACTTGTCGAACAAAACGGATAAGAATCATTATTGTAAAACTTTTTGCCATAAAAATTGTAGTAGTCTCCGCCTGTGTCCGTACCGTCTCTATTTGTTGAGGTTATTCCTGTAATTGTTATCAAACCAGTATAATCTTCACAGCCACCACCACAACAACAATCCTCATGCATTGCTATTTTCCCATCATTTATCAATATTTCATTATCAATGGTATAAATTGGCATATTATGGGCACTCCGTACCTGTAATTGTTATACTTGATCCTGCTCCATCATCTCGTAAAACTTTTAATACTGTTGTTGAAAAAACTAAATTGCCTCCGCTTAGGGACGCGCCTGTAATGACCGTTACAGTGTCAAAATCATCTTCGTCAACTTCACTTGAACCAATCCCGCTAGCTTTTACCTTGACTTGATTTGTAGCAATTTCTAGCGTATGATTGTCTACATTAACTTCAAGAGCTCCGTTTGTATCCTGCCCTATACCGTCCCCTGCGACATTTGAGTTGATGTGTTTATCTTCAATCCCATCATTTGTAATGTCTAGTTTTATATTTTCATCCGCGCCATCGGTTTCTATCGTTTTTGTTATTGCAGATTCAACAAGTATTTTTTCTTCAAGATAATTTGGAGTAGTATCATCGGCTGAAACAAGAACTTTATTTGTGTCTTCGGGCAATGCGTGAAATCCTTTTAATCCTCCATCATCTGTTCCGTAATATTTTTCATT